GTGTTTCGCTTGTACCTGAGTTGTTGGATATCTCACACGTATACACACCAGACAACTCAGGAACACATAAATTTCCATTAATTAAAACACCACTTACACCATTATTATTGTTTAATTGATTAATATCATACAACGGTGCATCATTTTTTTTCCATAAAAAAACCAAATTGTCGGTACTGTTTTCATCATTAACATTTGATGGATCCATTACTCTCACTTCCCAACTCAATTTAGTATTCTTCAAAACATTAACCGTATTAAAGCTTGATTTTAACTGCTGAAATACAGGCATTGACTCACGAAAGCTTTCAATCCAAGTATACTGATTAAAGTTGCCTACTGGTTGTGATACAATAATAGGTGCATCAAGATTTGTTGGTAATAGTAAAAAATCACCAGCTCGTATTGCACGATCTTCGTTTAGTGGTGATAATTTTATTGTATGTTTGTTTTCCATCTATAATAAATAGGATCTAAGATATGTTATCGTAGTATGCCTGATCAAGGATACCTAATTGCAGTTCGTACGACTGTATTTGTAATAATTGATCAGTTATGTTATCGTTTGTACCATTATCAGTTACAAGTAGTAGTTTGAGTGGTATTTCTTCTTTGTTGTTTTTTAACCGCTTGGCATGATAAACTATTTTTTTGCATAATATTTTAAATGCAGCTAAATTTTTAAAACTTGATTTGTATATCAGTATGTTGGCAGGCCTGTATTCAGCATATACGTTAGGCACATCTTTATATGTTAGCTTATCAATATCCATTTTAGTTACAGCCACTGCTACACTATCAACAGAGCGTAAGTATTTGAGTATCGTATCAGCAAAACTAAAGTTACTTTGTAATCCAGTAGCTACTGTGGATGTAGGAGTATCGTTAACAGCTAGTGTTGTTTTTAAATTATACTGATTAACATTGTCTTGCTGTGATAATATTGGTATTAGTGTTACGTTGAGAGCTGTGATTAATCCACGTGGTTCATTGCCAGAAGGCATTATCTCAGATAGTATTACACTTTCTGCTGCAGCTGCTGCTGCATCTACAACAGATGCATTAGCTGCTCTAATAGCTTCTTGTGCATCAATTGTAATTTGTACTGCTTTTTCTTTATTATCTTTCATATCATTTGCTGCATCAATTGCAGCTTGTGCAACAGCTGTTGTTGCTTTTGCTGTAGCTACAGCATCTTTATAAGGTTGAGAGTTCTCAATAGCAAATTTTTTAATTATGTTAGGTATAAAGTTATTGTAATCATTGTTAGGTGGTACAGACCAGCTATTTCTAACATAAGGAACCTGCCAACTTAAATGTTCAAATATTTCATCATTGCTAGAATTGGTTTCACCATACGCACCTGGACTTTGAAAGACTCTCCAATCGCTTCCTTTTGTTTCAAAATTTAAAGTAACTCTAACTTTTGTGGTTCTTGGATTTAGCCTATCAAAAACCAACTTATTAAATTCTATATACTGACCATAAGTGGATCTTGTTTGCTTATCCGGAAGTATTACATCAGCTGCAAAAAGCAATGCATCTCTAAAATCACCTTTCGAGCCACTAACGTAAAATCTTGATGGTTTGGGTTTAGCTATTGCTTTATTCCAAGGATCTAATACACGCACTTTACTTCTATATCTCCTCCTTGTTCCATCATTATTTAGTAGTGTGCTTTCAAGTCTTGTTTCGTTATCATACTCTTCTATAGTAACATATATAGATTCTTGTGGAACCCAAGCAGGTCCTGCCTTTAAAAAATTAGCAACACTGAGTCTAGGTTCCTTGGTATCATAGTTACTGGCTACCAATCTACTACTGGGAATTACCAATTGATCCACTGGTATGTAATATGAAATAGCATTTCCAATATAACAGCTGAATAGCATCCTTACACCTGTAACACCATATACACTACCTTTAATTAAATTTTGTATATCGGCTAAATCTATATCTTGATAAGCTCTCACCAAAGTTGTACCACCCAGCTTTTGAAACTTAAATCGTGATCGGGTAAAATAGCTACCATTTTTGTTTACCAAATCTTCAACCATATCAAAGCCTTTTATAACACCCGTATCTATTTGGTAAGGTCTTGGATGTAGCATGTCTTTTGTGTATCCAAACAAGTCAATACGATTAGGCTTTGTGTATTCATGTGACGGTGTCTTGCTAAACTTTTTTGTGGTTAAGTCATTACCGGAAGACTCCCAACCATTAGCTTCATCAGCACCATATGGATTGGTAATTAAGTTTTTATAAAAGTAACTATCAAAATCAAGATTGTAAACCTCCAGTGTGATTGGTTCGCTTACTACGGATCCTATGTCATTAGATACAGTACAAGTGTAAGCACCTGCATGCTCAGGTTGGACATTAACAAACACTAAAGTGTTATTGTTAACTGTTAATGAAGATTGTAATGACTCAATCACGTCGGACGTAATAGGAGCACCATCTTTTCTCCACGTGTAAAGTAAACTTGTGTTTGTTGGTATTAATTTTAATATTCCATTTTCTACATTTAACACATCAGGTTGCTTTGCATCTAAACGCAATGTGATAGAAACACCTAAATTAACTTTAACAGAACCATCTGGAAACAAATACATTCCATTACCTGATGCATTCTCAGCTGTATAGGTTTTTATTGGTGGTGTAGAAGTGTCAGTAATAGACGCAATGATCACAGGTGGTTTATTAACAATAACGGGTAATAAATCATAAAAAGTTTCATTCTCATTTAGCGTTGAAGCTTCATAGCGTATTAGGCTACCAGAAGTCGTGGCCATTACCCCATCATTAAGGTCGCCTATCAATGTGCCATCTGGATACCTCATTATTGGTTACGTGTAACTTTAAAGATCCAATTGTCATCATAAATCTGATAACCAGAATTAGATCCTGAGTTTGGAACTTTCAATAACAGTCTATAATATCTCTGTGGTTGAAAGCTATCTAAATGCAATTTTAAATAGCTGCTAGTCGAGTCATCACTTAATTTGGTATACTCACTAAAGTTCACAATAATATCGTCGCTATTAGCGTTATACACAGCGTATTGCGTGTCTGAAGGTAGTCTATATCGAACTAGATAACCAGATGATGTAGTAAAACTGTCAGCAGGGTATCTATATCTCGATGAAAGTCTAATTAATGGAGTTGAAGTTTCCGCATAAGCTGATTTCATATTAACAGCTATCACGTTGATTTCATCGTCGGTATTAATTAAGCTTAATGATCCAGCAGTGATGCTGTCGTCATATTTAGCTTCAATTATAGGTGAGTAAACTGTGTGAGTATCTTTACTAAAAAATTTTAAGCTATTAAATATTGACGTAGTTGACTTTTCATCATTTTCACTTTTTTTAATAATAAAACCATTAAAATTAATAGAACCTGATTGCACTTGACGTATAATAGCAGTTACGTCTATATCAATATCGGAAGTGGTGTAGCTAAAAGATTGGCTACCAGCGCTTGAAGTATACCAAGTTCCACCACCAGATGCATTAGACCACGAAGCTGTTACTAATGCTGGAAATGAACTAGTCAGCCAAGCTGTTGCTGCATTTGCAGCTGAATCTTTATAACGCCAACTAACCCCATCAGTTGTTTCAGGACTATTACCATATCTACCAACACCCATACTCCAACTGGTATACGTAGGAAAACAATACAACGTATAATCTAAAGGTATTTCCGCTGCTTCAGCTAAATATGCTTTTAAGTTATATTTGAATGCGTTTGGATTGTATCCCAAAGACACAATACTTGCAGATATTGCTGTGTAATCAAAATCAATTAACACTCTAGAATTATAGCTACTACTATTTTCTATAATCTTGCTGACATCTAATATGGCATCTAATCCAGTGTTTTTACTTGGATAGTACTCATATATTGTTGCGTCTTTTTTTGGATAAAATCTTAAAATCATAATTAAAAAGTTACTACACGTCCTTTAATGTCGTTGTTTGGATACTTTACTTCAAAAATAGCTGGATCTAAGCTTGGATACACAATGCCATTTCTAGTAGCGTCGTTTATGTCGTAAATCACATCACTATAACCATTAGAACTACTATTAATGTTTTTTATTTTAACACTTGTGATTGTTTGCACACCTTTTACAGTAAGTAAAATATTAAAAATATCACTTACTATGATAGGTTCGTTAATTTGCCAACGATCAATTTGAAACATCTCTTTAACCTTTTCAACACAATTAAGCAATACTTCATTACTGTTGTAGTTAGGTAGCGGTACAATTTCAAAATCAATACCAATATTAATGATAAAAGCATCTCTAAAGTTTATGCTATCGGTCAACATTCTATATTGTCCAAGATATGTTTTTAAGTTTTCCTTAACAGCTCTGTTGACTTGTGTAAGGTTTTTAGTATTAGTATAGCCAAGCATGTACATGTTCATGGCAAGCGGATTGCTAACACGATCTGTGGTATCTGTTGTTGTTATATTGTTTTGCTCGTCTGGTGTAATAAACACTTTTGCAACGCTCCCATATACACTAGGCATGGCATATGCTCTTATTGTGTAATCTTCGTTAGTTACAGCTCTGTTTTGCGATGTTAATTGAGCTAAGGCATTTTCCCTAATCTCATCAGCAGTTTCACTACTACGACCACCACTAGCTGCAATTGGATTGTTTATAGCTAATGAGTTTATGATAGTAGTGTTTAGTGTTTGATTTACTGTAGGTAAGCTAGAACCAGCCGTATCAACTCCAACAATTTCAGATATTGTATTGCTTGGTACATTTGATGTTACACCACCACCTGCTAAATAAGTTACAGTAAGTGTAGTGTTAGACGGAGCTATACCGTAAGCACCAGTAAATATAGGTGCTGATGGATCAATTGACGCATCAATATCATCTATGCCAGTAGGTAGAGATAATCCAATATTCTCAGGTGTAGCAAGCAACTCTTCATCAGGAGATGAGCTAACACCAGATCCAAATTGCAATTCAATTCCTCTTTCTACTACACGAGAAATAAACCTTTTAGGAACTCTTTTAAGTTTGAGTAAATAAGGCACACTAGTACTATATACAGCAGCATCAGGGTCATTTAATGCTGTGTTTTCAATTTTTTCAAAAATAGTATCTTGAGCCAAATAAGGTACTTCATACCAAGTGTTTCCATCACTATCTACAATAGATTGTATGCCTATTAAGTTGGTATCTTCAATCAACACTTTAAGAAACTTGGTAACTGAACCAACTACAATCGTCTTAGTTTTAGGTATAGCCGATATAGCTTTTACTGTTTTTTTAGCCAAGTAATAGTTAGGAGCTCCTGTTGCATCTATACTATAGACAGAATACTCTGTTGTATCATATACGGTATTAACGCCAAAATCAATTGTGTTTTGTGTTATAAACTCAATATTGCCAGCAGAACTTCTAGTTCTCATTCCAGGCGAAACTTTCAAGCTGTAATTAGTGTCTGGCATGATATTAACACCAGTTCCATTAGCTGGTAGCAATTGAAATACATCCAATTCAACAACAGATGGAACACTAATTTTAGGTTTATATCCCATTGCAGCTGCTATTGACAATATGTTACGTCTTTCTGTAGCCTGCAATAGAAGTGATTCCTTAAGCTGTGAATCAATGTAATAATTAAGAACATCACCAACATATGCAGCCATTTCAACAAACATCATTCCAGGAGACGCTTCATTAAAGTCGTTATACGTGTTAGGATAGTATGTTTTTGTAAATTCAATTAACCCTTTTTTCAAAGAGTCAAAATCCCTACCTAAATATTTTATATCCTTAGATGTCGTTTTTGATATACTAGCCATGCTATGTTTATTGATTAATTGATACCTCTAATTGTATGGACCTAGTGTCAAACTTATTACCTTCTAAACTTATTTTTAAAGTAATGGCTATTTGATTTGTATCTTCGCTAGGAACAACAACGAGCTCGTTTATAAATATATACGGTAACCAATAACCAAACTCAGTTTTTATCACATCTTCAATCTTAGCGACAAGATCTTCAGTAATGTTATCAAAAACTATGGTTCTAAGATCACAACCAAAGGTAGGTTGCATGATACGCTCACCTTTATTTGTTAATAATAAATTCCTAGAATTGGCAATTGCTTGATCAATAGTTGTATATAGCATATAAAAGCCAGTACCATTAGCAGCCATCATTGGTAAACCAATACCAATTGCAACATCGGGTTCAAAATCTAATGGGTGAATTCTTATCTCTACTGCCATTATCCTCTATGATTTTGAGCCAATTCGTTAGCTCTTGATAATATGCCAGAATAATCTTTCATAAACGCTCTTGTTGGATCACCACTCATATCCATCGGTCCTGAAGAAGGAAGGTCATCATTATCATTAAACATGCTCATCATGGACATAGGTGCATCATCTGCAGTAAGTGTGCCATTATTCATATCAGGCCATTCTTCAGTTTCGGAATCATTTGTATTAAACATGGATGCTGCGGTTTCGTTTAGTATGCTTGATAAAGGACCACTAAATGCTGGTTTAGGTGGTGCTGTTCTTACATTGTTAATAAATTTTTGTGTAGGCTGACTTGGTTTTTTAATCGGAGCTGCTCCTACTGATTGTCTTTCAGCTAGTAATGACTTTAAAGGTTTAAGTTCTTCCTTTACTACTGTTCGAACTTCTTCACGAATCACTTTACGTAATAGTTCAACAAACTGTGATGCTTTCATTGTTTTAATATAAATAGTTAATAATTTATTTGTAGCCAGTAAATGGTATGGGTGGAATTAAAGTATTTGGTGGTGGTATTAAAATACCCTGTAATGTTTGTAATTGTGACTCAAAACCTCTAGCAATCTCTTTTACCAAAGCTGATGCACCATCAGTTGATTTTGCTTTTATAGGTGTAAAAGGGCCAGTGTTGAATGTTATGTGTGTTGTCCCACTCGATCCTTGCCATGTTGCACCAGTCCAGAACAATCTAGCTGCTAATTCAAAAGTAAAACTCATGATAGGTGCTTCTACATTGACAAGCTTTTCCTTAACCTTGTCTATAAGCTTATCAGCTTCTACTTGTATTTTAACTTTCACAACCTCTATTTTCTTTTTTACGTAATCAACCACAACACTGAGTTTCTTAGCTATGAATATAGCAAAAGATTTAATCTCAGACAACAGCATTTGAAACAAATTAGCTAAAAAAGATTGTTTTTTATCTAATGCTGTTTTTATTTTAAGTAGCTTTTTTTCATATTTAGATCCCACAGGAGATTTAATATCACACAAAGTCTGAATAACAGCTCTACTTTTTGATAGATACTTTTTTTCTAAGTTTACAAGAACATTTAATACATTTATATCATTCAATGCTCCAAAACTAAATTGCTCAATAGCTGTTTTTATGGCTAATGGTGATTTAGGAGGATTTTCAAACAACGCAACGAGAGCTTTTAATGTGCCAATACCAGGAGCATTGCTACCTAGATTATTGACTGTGTTTTTTAAGTCGCTCAAAAAATCACTATTTTTAATGTCACTCATGGATTCAACAAATCCAACCAACAACGACTCAATAACTATTAATGTTTTAAAATGCTCTTTAAATTTTTCCTTTTCTGCAACCAGTTGTGTTTTAACACCACCCGTTTGCTTAAATGCTTTTATTGCATAATAACCATCTAGGAGTTTGTTTATTGGTGTTTGATTTTTAGAAAAGGCAAAATCACCCTTTGCTATATTAGTACCAAGAGCAATACCACCAAAGGCCATTTTAGAAACAGCAATACCCAACTCAGCTAACTGCTTTAATTGAGCTATTTTATCTTTAATCTTTTTCACCTTAGCTTCCAACTCAGCTTTCTTATCAATTACATCCTGTACAGTACTGTTTAACGGTAGCAAATTAATAGCAAACACCTTTAAATTTTCAGCAAACTTTTTTAAATGTGTTTCAATTAGCTTTTTTACTTCATTAATCTTGGTTCTGATCCAATCTTTTATTTTTTTTACCTTAGGTTCAAGCTTGACAACTATGGTGTGCAATAAATCTTTTAGAGTAACCACTCTACTGGTTAGCCAGTGTTGCAATTTTTTAACGTTGTTTGTTGGACCTCCTTTAATTGATTGCACAAGAGTTATCACCTCTGATAGGTTATTTAATATTGTTTGTATGTTAGTAGCATATTGTGTCACACTGCTACTACGCTTTTCAAAAAAAGATTTAAACGTATCCAAGTCGCACTGAGTATCTTCCATGACTTTGGTACCTAAACTCGAAAAAGCACCAAGTCCTAAGGATTCAAAATAAGGATGTAATTTATTAGATTCTTGTTTTTTTGCTAATGCTGTAATGCTTTGAACGCCAGTTGCTACATTAGGTAATCTAGTCAAGGCATTTGTATCAATTGTTGGATTAAAGGTTATTCTGGGAATGCTTAAACTTTTTTGTTGATTTACAATATCCTGCTTTATGGACGAAAATTCAATCTCAAGTTCCTTGGTTAATGCCACAACAGCTTTTACTATATCGTTAGACTTTTTAAGAGCTTTAGTTAAAACGGTTATGTTTGTTTTAGCTTTTTTTATTTTAACTTGATTTTTTTTCTTAAAATCGTTGATAACACCACTAGCCTTTTTATACAAGCCCAAAGCCTTACTAGTTTTTAGTTTTTGCGCATATTCACTTATCTTATCGTTAAGTTTTTTTTGCAGTGCTATCAGCTTTTCTTGAAGAAAATCGCGAGCTTGTTTTATTAGAGCTTTCTTTTTTGCCTCAAGACTGCGTAATTGTGGTTGCAAAACACGCACAATGTTGTCAAATAAGCTTACTTTTTCAAACAAAGACTTGATCCGATCGTTATCGGTAGCTAGTTGCTTTACAAAAACAAATATTTTTGTTGGGTCTGCTACACCTTTTACAAGCTCAATAAACACTTTAGCAACACTAACTAATCTTCCTTGTATGTAATTTTTTAACTGATCTGCTTGACTACCGCTTTGGTTGTTTGTGTTTTTACTAAAGCTTGTAACAAAAGACACAATGGCAGCCAAACCAGATACATCTAATGGATTAAAGTTTTTTATACTATTAATAATACTAATCTCACGAGCAAAAAGTGATTGAAATTGCTCAGCACCAAATGATACTCTAGCGTTATCGATCAATCCAAACACATCTTTCAAATCATCTATTCGATTTTTTATCTCATCCTTTATTCCAGCAATAACGTCAACAATAATTTTAGGCAGCTGCTTTAACTGCTCAGCTATAAATTTAATCTTTGTGATTATGCTTTTTATTTTTTGAGCTCCATTTTTAATCTTAGCTAACAGCTGTTTAACCGTCGCTGTCAGGCTTTTTATTGCTGCCTTGTCTAATGACAACTCTTTTGCATAAAAATAAGCATACACCACGTTATACATCAATTTACTGCGGGTATCAGCTGTACTAAAGCCAGATGCACCAATTGCAAATGGAGGTGGTGAAGTTGGATTTAAACCTGGTGCTGGAAGTGTCGGTGGTGTGTTTTGTGGTAAACCAGCTTTAATTGTGTCTATATAGCCTGTAGTTATAGCATCAGCCCAATCACTTGCACCAGTGATAGTACCATTGTCTAATTTTAATAGTAATGGTTGTGTAAAAGTTCCTTCAAAATTATAAGGCATATAATTAAGTTTGAAATTGTCCTTGAGCTAAACCTAAGCTTGTATAAAATCTATTACTATCCGTACCATCAACAACAGCATAAGGTCCTTGTTTGGCTTTGTCTGGATTAAACTCCCAATGCCATTCTTCAGTTTTTACAGCTCTCACAAATCCAAATTTATAAGAGTTTTTTACTAACCAACTATAAGTAGCATTGTTTAATGAGTTTTTATCTTTAGTACCAGTGTTAATATCAAGTGCAATGCCAGTACCATGATTAGATTTGCGAGGAGCAGCTGTTTGTGGTTGATAGAATCTAGATGGAGCATTAAGAATAAAATCCTCGTCAGTACCAATATAGCCACTTCTATTAGTCCATCTTGTTTTGTCTCTACGAATTGATTCTTGTGTTGTAAAAGATATAGTACGATTTTTGCTAGTTAAGCCACTAAAGTTGCTACCAAAAGCTGGTCGGAAACCTGAAACAATGGTCAATTTAACACCAGCCTTAGCAGCCTCAGTTCTCATTGCAAGATAAGCTAATCCAGTTTGTTTAACTACAGCTTTACCATCAATAACTATTAACTCTGGTATTTTTCCATTATTGTCTTTAACTTGGTGCGTAGGTATTGTTTCTAAATTTCCTGGATCAGCAAAGCTATTTGCATCAGGTAATCTTGAATCTAACACCTTTTCAGCCGTAGTTGTAAGTAAGCTTAATGCATTGCTATTTTTTAAAAACCTACCAACAATCTTTTTCAATTCTCCTTGCTTGTCTTTAGCATTTTTTAATTGCTTTTTAATTGGATCAGATCCAATATAATATAAACCATTGTCAGAATATAGTACATAGCCATAAAGTACGCTATTATTAATCATCCACTTTAAAACTTCTGTTGACTTTAATATATCAATTGGTCCAGGTTTAACTAATCTACCAGTACGTCGTGGATCAACGGAACTGTGATTTGGAAATTGCTTCACCATTATACCTTCAGCTGAAGTAAAATCTTGCTTGAGTGGTGGTTCAAAATCAGCTGGTGTTAAATTGTCCAAATAAGTTTTTAATTTTTCATAATTGTTTTCCTTTACAATATCGGCAATTGTTTTATTAGAATCCAATAGCGCTTGAATATCAGCTGGAGCAGTGGTTTTGTTTTTTACAAAGTTTCTAAGCTCGTTATTTATGTCATAACTTGACATATAGCTTTGATCTACTGTGATGGACACACCTTTATCTTTTTGCAAACCAGCAGACAAATATTTAAAATAATCATTTGCCTCTGTAAGCATGATAGCTTGGTTTTGTTGCACAACCATTTGTTTTATATTACCCATAATTATAAAGTATCGTTATATAAAGTTTCTGTTTCATAAAAATCTGGTTGATCTGAAAGCGGATTTGATATGGTATTTGAAGCTGCGTTCGGATCTGCAGCTGATGTCGTGCCACTAAAAGTTCCAGTAACTGTACCAACCAATGTAGTAGGAGGTTGTGTTACAATTTTAGGTGCCTCAGGTCCTGGATCTGGTTGGTCATGACTCAATCCATCTACATAAGCATAATTACTTAAAATCTCAGGCAATCTTGCTTGCAAACAAGCCAATTCGTACATAGTGTCTTCACGAAAATAACCTTTACCAATAGGTGTGAGTATAGTTGCATTTTTAAGCAGTATCAATAAATCCTCAACCAAGTTAGCTAATTTTAAACCTAATACCATAGGTTCATAATCGTTATCTAAAGTAGGATCTGATTTCTTTTTTGGAGGTATCATATTACCACCACCAGCATCTAAACTCTTACCTTTGCCTGGAACTCCTATAAAAACACCTTCCTCACCATAAATTGTTACAGCATCATCAGCATCTATATTTACATTTCCTTGTGATGATATTGCTACACCCTCTTGACCAAACAACATTACATAATCCACTCTTGAATTTAAGACAAGTCTATCAGAATTAATTATGATTTGACTTCCAGCATAGAAGTTTTGTTTTCCACCATTACCATCACTCAATCCTAACAGCTGATTTAAGTCTCTTTTTTCACCCTTAAGTGGGCTACTAAAAGTTAAATCATCCATTGGAAAATCTATTTTTGGTAGTTGTGGTACATCAATAGACACAGCACCAGTGAGGCCAACACCTACAGGTACGCCACTATCGCTTGGTGTAACGCTTAATCCACCACCTTGTTGCAATTGCTGCTTTAATATGTCGTATGTAATTAATGCCATCTTATCCTGGTAATTCTATATTTAATTGTCTATACCCATCAGCTTTCCTTTTTAAATGAGCTAACTCACTCGGAGATAGATTGTATTGATTGCTTGAATTTGTGTTGAAATTCTCATTAATTTTAACAAGCATCATGATATTTGAATTAGCTGCATTCAACAACCTATTTAACCATCCTTTTCTAAATACGTTGTTTTTTGTCCCAGGTTTGCTTATTCTCATTAAGTGATTGTATCTGTACAGTATGGCTTGTGTTGCAAATTCAACAGTCTTGTCTCCTAAACCATTTATGAAGGATGCCCATTTTGCATGGGAACCATCCCAACCATATTTTCTTGCTAATCCATCAAAGTCAGCTCTGCTAGAACTATAAACTCCAGCTCCTGATCCCCAACAACATTCAGACAAGAAAAACCCTAAAAAGGGATCTTCCGACATAATAGCTATAGGGTATCTATTACTACCACTAGCTAGAAATTTGTAAATAAACAAACCACCAACACTTGGATTACCAGCCACTACATACAACATTTTCTTACCCAATTCATTATCTTTTTTCCAATTTGGATATTTTTTATTCCAATTTTGGGCAGCGGTAGCAACTGCTGGTATAGCAGTATTAATAAATATACTATCAAACAGCCCTCTAAAGGTTGTTAATATTACACCACGCATTGTAGCACCACCACTATCACTTGGATGGTCACTCCAACCACCTTCCCACGCATGTGTTGTAGGTATAATAACAGTATCAATTAGCTGTATTAAGTTTTCTAAACTAATTTTAGGTGATTTTAAACCAGCTGATGCAATTCCTGCTTGTAGTATCGTTTTTGCAATTACTTTATGATTTGCTGCAAACACAGCAACCAAACTATTTAAGTCTTTTTGTAAAGTTGAATCTAAGGTTGGTGGTGTTGTGTATGACATACTGATTAGTTTGTTGGTGATTCAAATGTTTGACTTATTGGTTGATCAGATTCTACTGTTTTCTGCCATAATTCACTTGTATCTCGTGTTTTGGTAACATTACTACCAGCACCACTGGCATTACTATCGTTAATATTATATCTTGATTTCCATGTTTTTAGTTCTTTAGAGCAACCCAAAGTCAACAACACACGCTGAGACGTACATAAGTAGATTGAGGCATCATCCACATCAGGATCTTCTTGAGCCAACATAGATTCCTCATTAGTAACATAATCTCTATCAACACGCAGAACCATAACAGCATCACCAGATATACCAGGTTTATTAGACCCTGTAGACCATGGTGTTTCGTTTTTTGCAGAAGTTGATCCAAATCGTATTGTATTGCCAAATCGCCCTTGTAGTATAAAATCACCTTCAAATGGTTGTAATTGCTTATATACTTTTAATTTATTGCTACCATCTTTAACAAGATTAATATCAGCTATTTTTACATCAAATCGTGTTTTAGCTGAATTTGGATCAACTAAATTTGATACTAAGTTTAATAATGGTGTTGATGGATTGATGTTAGCAGCATCAGTACCAAAAAAAGGATTAGCATTAAAGGAAACATTATGCATTGCACTAACTACAAAGCTATAAAAGTAGATGTTTGCTAAAGTTGTGTTAATTATGGAATCTGACTCACCCACAGCTTGATAGATAATAACCTCTTCACCTGGAAAAGGATATCTTGCTATGGATCTATCTAATGGATAAGCAAGCTTTGTAAGCTCAGATTCAGCTCTATTATACTCTGTGACTAAATCTCGAAATTTAATTTTACCTATATCCCTAGGCGACTCATATAATGGACCATCACTTGTCATGCATATTTCTATTACATGACCGGCAAATGTTTTAAAAGATTGTTGTGAACTGTTTTGTGTTGGTGTATTTACTCTATATAAATCACCTAAGCCTGTAAAAAGATTTGAACTCATGTTACAAACTTTTGTCTAATAAAGTTTGAGCTTCATCTAATAATTGCTTTCGTTCAGCTTCAGATAAACCCAGCTCATCTTGATTTGTGTTTTTACCACTAGATACTAACAATCTTTGTACTATAGATGTTAGCTTAACAAGATTATCATCATTTTTAACAGACACCTCGAGATACTCTTTAATTAAAGGCACCATTAAAGAAGCATCAGTCATATTCTTAATCATGGGCTTAAGTTGATCAATCAACGCATTGATTTGCAACTCTTTCTTTTTTGTGTTGTTATATACGTCTCTTAGTAGGTCACTAAACGATTTATTATCAAACAATAATGCATCCTTTTCCATAATGTGTTTTTTATATAAATAGCAGTGATTTGAAATTATCACTTACCATTAAATTGAGGTAGCGCTTGTACTTCGGCAAGATAATCCTTTAAAAACTTAATTCTTACGCCAGCAATCCAAGCTTGTTTGTCCGCATAGTATCCCAGTTCCTCTAAAAGCTTAGGATCTGTTTCTCTAGGATTAAAGTCAAAGGCATCAAGATTTGGACCACCACTCACATTTCCCCAACACTTAATTTCATCTTCTATCATTGCTTGCAATCTTTCCTTTACAATAACTACCAGCATTAGTATTTCACATTGTTTTGTAAATTACCATAACGTATGTAGTCAGAGAGCATTTTTTTATACTTGCCTTTCATCACTTTAACCATATGTGTGATTGTTTGTGTGTTAGCATCTGACATTTCACGAATATACACATACAATGCCTTTTTATTAAACAACTCTATGTTATCACGCTTTCGAAACAATTCAATAAGTGCAGCTGCTAATATTCGCTCATTCTTTTTTGTGAAAGTGGTTGGTATGTGATCATCCCAATAAGCTACATACTTCTCTACAAAATCAAACAAGTCTATATCGTTGTTGGTATCGTCTGGAACAGCAAGCAACTCAGTATCGTCTGTTGTACCTAACTTATCATATGCTTTAAGCTTTTGATAGTTTTTTTTATTTTTTAAAATGCAATAGTTTTTAGCAACAATACTAAAGTAACTAAAAGCCTTGCCATTGGTGTTTTTAAATTTAGGTAGCTTTTCAACAAGAAAACTTACTACATCATGTTGCACTTGTTGCAATGTTTGATTGTCCGTGTAATAGAACTTAAAGGTGTGAATTATATTTTCAGCTAACTTATCAAAAGCAGCTTTAATCTCCTTCTGATATATCATACTTTTTTCAAAACTGTCTTCGGTATTGTTGTATTTTGTTATACTAACATCCACCTCTGGACCAAAATACATTCTTTTAGTTTTCGGTTTTCTTGTCTTTGTCTTGATCTGAGTCATCTGTATTAATGTATTTTGTGATAAAAGCATAAAGGTCATCAATGGATTGATCCAAATCTTTGAATATGTGTCCTACCTCATCATCTGCCTGAAAAGCACCAATACGATCAATTTCTTTCATATCAGCTCTTGTTGATGTAAATTTCATATATAATGCAAGTATGAATCTTACGTAGGTTTCACAATAGACCACTGCCTTCTCTGCCCTGTTATAATTAATATACAACAAATAAATTAGTATAGCTATGATTACGAGTAGTAATATAATAATAAAGACCATATTAAACGAATAGTTGATTAAAAATGTTTGTTAACTTAGATTGCTCATCTTCTGAAAGCGGTAAGGTTTCCATAGAATTGTTTGATTTATACTTTTCTTTTGTTTGCTTTCCTTGTTTTGAATCGCCACTTGCATTCCACATTTCAAACTCTATACGAGCTGCCATATGATCAGCATGATGTAAAATGATTGGTAAGTTTGTTCTGAGTTTAGACTCCCTTGCATGGGATATGTAATAAGGTTTGTTAGCATCTTCATATAATCCATCATGCAATTTAATGCCCAAGTATTCATTAAAGCTCATTTGGATCCCTCTAGCTTGTAATAAAAAAATACTACGATCTGGCACAGTCATAAAAGGATTGTTTGGATTATGCTTATACAACTTGCCTTGATTCTTTCTATGCCACTCAGAATCATTTGGTTGATACTGTTCTTCTTCTTCCGTACCTATTTTTCCTAGATCGTGATTCATTGCAGCAAATATCAACTCCTCGTCTGTATAATCAATAACAGCACCAGATTCAGCCCACAATGTTTTTACTTTTAAAGCACAATCCATTACACGAATTACGTGATCAACGTAACCACCTGGAAAAGTGTTATGATGGTGGTCAATACTAGCAGCTGGCATAAGCATAATACGCTCAGCATGATCTTTGTAGAATTTCTTTAGCATTTCTGCTCTAGGTCCAGTAATATACCTATCTATATATGATGTGAATTTGTCGTAGTTTTCAACTAATTGTTCTGCTGATAGTGTCATGTTTGTAACTTTGTTTATTTTTAATTTGGTGATATAGGTATGAATTGCAATCTTTTGTCTGTTAAAGACGTGTAGACAGTCAAGCCATTAACAATGTGTTTTGTTTTGCATGATGGTATCATTCCAGCTACGTTGTAGTAGTATATAATAGCATCATTTAATATGCTCTTACTCCTACTAAATAACAACATTGCATCATCTTGCTCAATGTAAAATAAAGCTTTTTGATCTTTCATCTTCACTTCCCGCATGGCATCGAGAAAGCCATAGTAGTATAGATAGTTGCCATATAACTCCAATTTTTGCTTTTTGTTAAATGGCAATTCTCGTGGAAAGTAGCTGTCACTCAACAAATCCAAACTCTTGCGAGCTAAATCAAGCTCTACTGTGATGTTTGATAAAAACTTAGATGATACAAGGTTGTTAAAACATCCCATTTTGTATTATTTAGTGTTGTTCTTTGTTGGACGACCTTGCTTTACTGGAGCAGCTGTTCTTTCAAGCAACGACTCTACTTTCATTTGTAAATTAGTAACGGTTTTGGCTAAGTCAACTTTTTCTTTACTGAGCTTTAAAATGGTCTTACCAGACTCATCAGCAAAGTTTTTTACTGTGTCGTACAATAAATTTGCTTGTTTCAATTTGGCACGGTAACCGTGAATTAAGTAACTGGTGACACTCACTTGAAGAATGCCGGCGATTGCTAATACTGTGTGTAAAATCATCTGTAATGTTTTTAAATGTTTATAATATTATTAATATACAAATTAAATAAACAAAAAGCAACTACCTATAAATAGTTTAGCCAAATAAAAAAAGCCCACAAAAAGTGGGCTTAGTGGAGATGGAGGGATTCGAACCCTCGTCTTGCTCAGCTAATTTCTTAGACTCATTCACAGGCTTAGTCAATTTTTCTTAACTAACAAAATATTCGGTTGGTTCTTCACCATCGACAACCAACAAACAATGGGTGATTCGATTTAGGTTCAATCACTTTTCCACCTGAGCTTCACTTCTTTTTTAAGTCCCGTGAGTGATACGGGAGCGACTAGGCAGCTACTGCTAAGTCAACACCAACGAAAGACATTGCGTCTTCAAAGGTCATTGTAGATAATTCTACGTTTGCGGTTGTTGTTTGATAGTCTTATAAGGATTTCCATCTTATCCTGCCTGCATCTAGAAAACTACGACTGCCAATCGATACCTTGACATCCCCATATAAGATAGTAAGTAACAGCTCTATTAACTATTTTTAACCGTTAATGGTTTGTTTTGTGACAATATTGCCGTTTTTCATTTTGTTTTCAGTTTTATCGATTCTTGAATCAACGTGACTGAGTAGTTCATCGATTCTTGAATTCAACTCCCTACATTCACTCTCAATAATATTACTAAGGTGTTCGTATTCGTTGGTAACACGAGTGTGAATTTGATCATGACCACTTTCAGTCATACGATCTAAATTGTTTATTTGATTTTGCATTTTTATTACCTTTACTATACCTACAACAACTACAGCAATTAAACCTACTGCAATCATCGAAAGCATACCAAAAGCAAATGATAATATTTCCATGTTTTTATCTCCTATATGTCAAAGAACTGTTACTTACTTGGTTGCGGAAGTAGGATTCGAACCTACGACCTCTAGGTTATGAGCCTAGCGAGCTACCTCTGCTCTATTCCGCGATATGTTGCCCCTCAAAGATTTGAACTTCGATTCAATGTACCAAAAACATTTGTCCTGCCAGTTAGACGAAAGGGCAATTAAGTGAATGTATTATAAATATACAATCTTTTTTTTAATTTAACAACTTTGTTGAGCTTTTAATTCTACAAGATTCTGTGCTAATGTAGTATGTGATTCACCTAACCAATCTAACACGTATGGCCTAATCTTTTCTAATTCTAAGCCATCATGAATAAGGTTTGCTAACAAATGACCTTTTACATACACTTTAGCGTCTTCCACATACTCATCACACACAATATTGTAAGATTGCTTAGCCCTCTTTATAGCCCATTGCTCAGCATTATACTCTCTTAAATAGCCAAATACACGATCACCAGTACTAATATGACCTATTTCATGTAAACAAACAAGAAAACTCCAATCACACACAGGTATTGGTATTATTACCGATCTTTGCTCATAAAACGCTTCATACACATCGGATTCTGGTATCCAGTCTGCCCATTTTTTTACTCTTGTGTTTGTGATTTCTAACTCGTTGCGAACGTAACTAAGGTATGGTAGTGTTGTAGCTTGTTTCAGTTTGTGTTTTGTCATACCACAACATAACAAAAAAAACACAATTAACCAACGATTTGTTTTGTTTTGTTATATTTATTAACATATGTTCGACATAATAAAATCACTAAATCCTAAACAACGCCTAATTGCCTTTTTAGTAGCAGCTATATTAACATCATCAGTTGCTATAGCTACTTCTTATTTAAAGACTGACAATTGTCAAGCCATATCAGATCAATATAACACACTTGTTAAAAATCAAGCTGAGTTAATGAGTATTAATAACACTCTTATAGAACAAAATAACAATAAGCAAAAAGACTTAATTAGTGTAGCCTCATTATTAGAAGAAATGACAAACGCTACAATGATGAGAACAGAGCAAGTGGTAATCAAACCAATGCCTGCAATTAGACCTTATATAGTAGATGATAGTATTAGAGTGGATGCAAGGGTAGCTTCAGTCGCTGCCACACAAGAAAAAACTAAAATTATTAAAGAAACATATTCACCTAAATATAAAAACACACTTGATAGTTGTACATCTATCGTAAAAAAATATAAATAATAAACTATGAACTTAGAAAAATTAAAAGGACACATTCCGGATAGCGTTATAGCTCAAATTCCAAGTATTGAAACCAAATTTGAAATTAATACTCCGTTACGTTTAGCTCACTTTTTAGCTCAATGTGGTCATGAATCAGGTGGGTTTAAAGTGTTAAGAGAAAATTTAAACTATGGAGCAAAAGGGTTAAGAGGTATTTTTGGTAAGTATTTCCCAACTGATGCTTTGGCTTTGGCTTATGAAAGAAAACCTGAAAAAATAGCTAACAAAGTATATGCAAATAGAATGCTGAATGGTGATGAAGCTTCAGGTGATGGTTATAGATTTTGTGGAAGAGGTTTCATTCAATTGACTGGAAAAGAAAACTATACTAACTTTGGAAAAGCTATTGGAGTGGATCTTACTGCAACTCCTGACTTGGTTGCTACACAATATCCACTAATGTCTGCAGCTTGGTTCTTTCACAAAAATGGCTTACATAAAATGGCTGATGCTGGAGCAACAGAGGCTACAGTAACTTCTGTAACTAAGAGAGTAAATGGTGGTGTAATTGGCTTAGCAGATCGTATCAAACATTTTAATGAATATTATAACTTACTTAAATAATGTTTAGTACTGGAAATGCATGGCTAACTACTTTTGCTGTAATGTTTGGTATTGCTTTTATAATGACTGGTGTATATTATGTAAATAAACTTTTTATAAACTCCACAAAGGATATTCTTGTTAGGTTTATATTATTAGTATTTGCAGCATTAGTTGGTGTATTTATAGTAGATAAAGTAATAGCATTTGGAATGCCATTGTTATCTGATCACCAAAATGACCAACTATTTGACCTGATTAAAACACTAACTTTAATGATATTCTCTTATTATTTTGGTACGCAAAAACAAGAAAAAACATGATAAAGTTACTAGCATTATTGCGTGAAAGCTTAGTTACGCTTAAGCCCACAGACAACAAAAAAGAAAAATTAAAGAAAGCTTATAAAAGCAAATACACCAATAGTCCGCACAAGTTTATTTTAATATATAACAAGCAAAATGAACGAGTAGGTGAGATTGATTATCAGCAAATTGATAAGGATACTATTGATTTGATATCGATATATATGGATGTAAAAAATAAGGGTTATGGTGAGGATGCTGTAAAAGACCTATATAAGCTGTTAAACATTAAGACTATAGTGCTTATGTCAGCACCTGATTCAAAAAGGTTTTGGACTGAGAAACTAGGCTTTAAGCCAATACCCAACACTGATGACTACTACATAAAATCCGTGTAATTACTGCTCGTCTTTTGATTTCTTATTAGTAAACTTATCTACAGAAGACAATCCTAAACAACCAAAAGCTAACAATGCTACAGCGTCTACTAAGGCAGTAGAAGGAGCAGTTTCTGTTGGTGAAAAACTATTGTGATACATTGTTACACATAAGGTAATAGCACACATAATACCTACAATTCTTTTAGATGATGGGTTACCTTTTTCGTCTCTTACTATGTTACCTAACCAGTTAATTAATTTCATTTTTATTATAAATATAATTAATTTGAGAGTATACTCACATCTTTAGTTGAATTCATTAAATCTTTTACATTTTCTTTACAAAATCCTTCTTTTTCTCTTGTTATAAACTCATATATTATTCCAGTTAATTCAGATGGTTTAGTAAATATTTGCACTAATCCTGGACATTTTAATGGTTTATCCGTTGTAAATTCAACATAACCTAATTCTATAAGTTCATTCATTTTGTTTTCAACCGAATCAACTTGGTATGCTAAATGATGAATACCACCGACACCACCTCTTTCTTCAACCCACTTTTTAACAATAGATCCTTGAGAACCATCTGATATGAAAATCTCAGGGGCCATGTGATAGTGAGCAAATTCATTACCAAAATAAACATCAGAAGTCCAGGGTGTATTGTTAAGTTGTTCTGGCGGTAATAATACTAAACATTTAGCATACGTTCCGTCTTCAAATTGTATATCAAATCCTTCTGGTAAGTCTTCAGCAATCCGATAATTAAATGCTTTTATAAAAAATTGTGCTGTTTTAAATCTATCCTTAACTCGATAGGCAATATGATCTAATCTCATACTAATAAATATGTACTAATTTGATAAAGGTGCTTTAATTGTTGGATGTGAGATACTTTTCAATATATGAAGGAATAAATACATCTGCTTTATATCCACTACCTTTAAAAAAGACTTCTCCTTCGTTACCATGTTTCCCTATTTTTGCAAAATACTCTGGATTTCCAAAAAAGTCATCTTTATATTTTGAATACTCAACCCCTAACAGTACTGGTATTTCATCTGTTTTAGGGTCAAAATAATCTTCATCAACATATCCACTTGAGTATTCTGAAAATCCTATTGCTGTTTTTTCAAAAGCAGTGAAGGATTGTATACTATTATTAGTAAAGTTTTTGTCATATGAAACTAAATACTCACTTCCTTTAAGTGATTCCTTATCTCTAAACGGTCCTAGTTTGTTGATTTTTTCTATAGGTAGGGCAAAACCTCTCCAAAAGTACATATTGGCTGGGGTGTACTTTGCAGGGATCTTAAACTTATCAGGATTAAACTTAATTAACATATCAATATCATGTTCACCAAATACAGAAGATAATGGTATGTTACCACTAGAATGAACATCAGTGTCTAAATATTGTTTTAACTTTTTTTCAAAAGAGTCAACTTCTCTTAATAAATCAACTAATTTTATCATACTAATAAATATGTACTAATTTGATAAAGGTGCTTTAATGCTTGGGTGTGATTGATAATCACCTAATTGTATGTCTTCTACTAATAAGCATCTACAAAAGTTGTCATAAAGATTCTATTTTAATTTTATATTTAATAACTTTAATTCCATTGTTTATTTCAATTACAGTATGGTGCTTTTCATTTGTTATAGGGTCTATAACTAATGGAGATATTTGATATTCACCACTGCTTTGTTCTCCAATCAATTCATCAATAAAATTGATAAGTTTTTTTGGAACATTGTTACTCTCCTGTCTCACTTCCTCCTCATCAATCAGTTGATTAAGTTCTTTTGTGACCCAATCCAAATTTTCACCTGATGTGTTAAAAGGTTCTTGTTGTAGTTCTTGAAGAAGTTTGTTTTTGTTTTGTTCTGCTTCTTCTCTTGTCCATTTTTTGTTTTCCATAATTTATATTTTTTAATTTGATAGTGGTGCTTTAATTGTTGGATGTGATTGATAATCACCTAATTGTATGTCTTCTTCTAATAAGCATCTACAAAAGTCATCATTTTTAAATGATTCAAAAATAGCCGCTGCATCTAAAGGTCCTTCACCACACTCACCACCTTCATAAGGCCAAAACTCTGTATTGATGTTTAGAGTTGGTAGCGGAAATGGTTCTCTTGTTCTTTTTGGAATATTTAAGTCACTTAATAAATCATGTCTTTCTACATCATCAGGTCTTTGGTCTATGCCACCAGTATAAATTGGGTTATTAAAAGAGTATGTATATAAGTCTTGTCTAATTTCTTTATTGATTTTATCTGCCAATAATAATCTTTCTTCCAAACTCAATTCTCTACCAATTTGTTCTTTAGCTTGTTCAACATGATTTGAATATAAATGCACATCACCTAAATTACCAATAAGCTCATCTGGAACCATATTAACTGCTTTTGCAATAATTTCTAATAGTAATCCATAAGATGCAATGTTGAATGGTAAACCTAAGAATGTATCCACGCTTCGTTGATTCCACATTAATGAGATTGCTCGTTTAGGGATGTTATACTCTTCTAACATTTCAGGAGTTAGTGGTGGTCTAAGTCCATCATCTGCTCTAACATTTGTGTTATACATATATTCATATCTTTCCTCCCAACTCAACTCTCTTGTATAAACTTGAAATCCATAATGACAAGGTGGAAGCACGCATTGGTCTAATTCTCCAACATTCCAAGCATTAACCATTAATCGTCTTGAGTCTGGATTTGTTTTAAGGTCGTTGATTAGGTTTGCGATTTGGTCAATTGGTACTTTAACTTCAAAAAATTCAGGTAGTGATTGTGGTTCACCAACAACATCACTTCTAAACATTAACTCTCTTGTATACCAACTTCTCCATTGCTTACCATAAATTGGACCTAATTCACCCCACTTCTTAGCAAACTCATCATCTGTTTTGATTTTGTTAATGAATTCTTCTTGTGAGTGAGTTCTGTACTGTAATGGGTCAGTATAGTAAACGATACCAGGAGTTTTATCTTGTTCATACTTTTTAAGATAGTTAGCGTAGCAGTCCCCATCCCAAATATGACAATTGTTATCAACAAGGAATTTAATATTAGTATCACCTCTTAGAAACCACATCAACTCAGTTACGATTGACTTCCAAGCCATCTTCTTGGTTGTAAGTAATGGAAAACCATCTTTCATATCGTGACGTATTTGTCTACCGAATACTGATAGCACTTCTCCATTTCTGGTTTGTTTCTTTACTCCATTATCTAAGATGTCTTGAAGTAGGTTTGTGTATTGTTTATCTATGTTGTTCATTTACTTTGATTTTAACTCTACCTGATGTTATTAGTTCAATTACTTTCATACATTCACTCCAATTTTTGCAGCTGCTTAAGTCTATTTGTATTATGTTTCGTTTATCTAGTTTATTATTCATTTATACTAATTTAAAAAGTTCATAAGTGCTATTGAGTGTTTTAAACTTAATGTAATGTTCCTTTTCCTCCAAAATCTCAGTTATAACTGAGGTTTGCCAAGTAAAGTACTGGTTAAATGGTGACATGATTAATGAACGACCAATACCTATAACTTCGTGATCTGCCTCGAATAATCCCCTTTCATCCCATTCAATCCACTTTATATTCTTAGATTGTTTAGTTAAACCATCTTTCTCACGAACTAGTGTCCAATCGCAAGCATCTTCTTTATCAGTGGGATATATGGTCTCCCATTCCTCTTCAACCCCACTCATTTCAGCCTCCCCCTCTAAATCATCCACTTCATTTGGAATATCATGAGCATGTTTTAGCTCTGCCTCATAAAACGCTTGAATATCAAATTCAATTGGTCCATACTCTCCATCAGAACAATCAAATACAATTTTATCACCTACAAACTTTATGTATGCGTTTCTCGACCACTTAGAGTCGCCTTGATATATTAGTGTTTCTTTTATCATAATTTTATTTTTTTAATATTTTATTAATTTTATCCATGTACGAATTGTCTTCAGCATACATTGAACCCAACAACTGAACATATTCTTCTTGTGAATTAATTCCTCTAGTGTTGGATAATTGCCACAAACTATAGTCAATTAAACACGATTCCCACTTGTCATAATAAGCGTGACCAAGGTTAGTTCCTAAAGCAGTAGTTGGTCTTAGTTTTGCTTCTTTTAGCCCTAAAAAGTTGTGGTTTTGTTTGTATATGTTAGATGTACCTTCACCTGATTCAATCTTGTATTGGGCTACAATAACGTCTTCATACTTTAAATTCAGCTTTTTAATTTCGTTTCTTAAGCTGCTTTCGGTTAAAGCATTCTGATTAGGTCGAATAATAACTGGTACCTTTTCTATGAAGTCGTTTATTTTAATAGCTCCACTGAATCCTAGTGAACTACCAACAAATAATATAATTAATAATGCCCCTACGTAGTTTAACATAGACACTTTTTTCATTGTTAATTCTTGTTTCGAATAATAATAAATCATAATTTTATATGTTATGTATTAGTTTAGCAAATTTTTTAAAATGTTCAGGTCCGTTATTATCAAAGTAATCAACAATCTCAAATTCTACTTTAGGGTCAGCTTTAATCCTAGCTTCAAAAGTATCAAACATCTCAGACAATAATGAAAAATTCTCTACATCTTCTGGGTGTAGTGGTAATGAGTTTTGATTTTTCTTTACAATGTTTTCTCCAAGAATCTCATCATAGATTACTATCCAACCTGCTTTTGTTTTTTTAATTATTCCTTTAGTCATTGAAGTATTTATTAAAAATTTTATTCACAATCCATTTACTTAATTCCCATGCAATTATTACTACTAGTATTTTCATATTATTTTATTTTTAAAATGTTTCCATTACTACTCAATCTACCAAACTTTCCATCAGTAACCACACTTCCATTACTAAAAATAGTCTTGTAGCTTGACAGTTTCACAGTACCTGCGTTTATAATGTCTTCACAGTTGTGAATGTGACCAAATAAACACAATGCAGGTTGTACCTTAAGTACTTTCTTCATCAAAGCACTACAACCACATCTTTCAAACACACCCTCTCTACTATATGAAAAGTCAAGTATTCCTTTAGGCGGTCCGTGTGCTATAATAACATCAGTATCGTCAGGAATGTGCTCCCACACTCTACTAATCTTATCTCTTGCTTTCATAAAACACCAATGACCAAAAGTAGGTGTATATGGCGAACCCCATATTTTTATACCTTCAATTATTGTGTAGTCATTCTCAAGATATATAATACCTAAATCAGTAAAGGTTTGCTTATCAACTAATCCTTTCTCAATACTTGAATCATGATTACCAGCAACATAAATTTTATACTTGATGTTTAATGAATGAAACCAAGTTAAGAAACATCTCACTTCGGATTCATTAGCGTATGGGTCTCTAGGATTGCTACAATCACCTGAGTGTATTATCATATCTATTCCTTCAGGAACTTGTAGTAAGTCGTGGTAGGTGTGTGTATCGCTTATATGCCAAATTTTCATCATAATTTTTCTATTTCTTGTTTAACTTCATTCCAATAATCAAATCTTGCTGAAATTACATCCATAGATAACGATGGTTCTATATGTGATATTATCTCACCAACTGCTATTAATGCACATTGTTTTATTTGCCAATGATCAATATCAAAATCAACAACCATTTTATTATACAATTGAAGTGCTTTTTCCTTTGGTGTCATCTTATTTTATTAAGCTATTGATTTTACCTAATACATCCATTGAGTCCTTTATTATTTTAGATTGATTCCTGACTCTATCATGTAATTCCTTTACTTCTTTTTCATAAGCATCTATCATGGACTTGTATTCATCTTCGTGAATGAATCGTGTTAATACTCCATCAATTCTTAAACTTATTTCAGCTGCTAGTGTTTCTTCTTTTGCTTTTACAGTATCTTTTTCCATTTCTTTGGCTTGATCTTTTTTAAAGGTTTCGTTGTAGTGTTGTTCTGCTGATAATATACATTCATATCCATCAGGCATATTTTCTTTCCAACATTCTACAAAAGAATTAATTACTTGTTGCTTCTCCATTTCTTTGGCTTGTTTACAAAGAAATATTGCTTTAATTAATCCAATTCGATAATCTCCAGTTCTATTAGTAGTTCCTATCGTGTTGTGAGCAGATTTTCTTATTTGTTCTTTAAGTTGCTCTATTACTAAATCTAATGCTGTTTGTGTCATGTTATCTATACATTATAATGTGATCACCAAAATGCTTCTCCATTACTGAAAGTAAATGCTCATAGTCACCACTCATCATGTCAGCACTAATTGCTTTGCTGTCCAACCCCAATCGCTTCGCCCAGCTTTGAGCAATACCTATTAACACAAATGCATTACCTTCCGGCCCCGACAGGTTAAGCTCCAACTTGCTTGCTACTTTTTTACTTTTGTTTACTATCATTTTACTATTATTTTATTATTGTGTTACAAATATACAAAAACTATACCAATTATCCAAATTTATTTTACTCGTAATCTCTAATACCAATTACCTTAGGAAATCGAGGAATACCATCGGGAGTAAGATTGAAGTATTTTACAGTAGCTAATAGGCCTATAAGACGCTTTCGCTCACCCCACAGCATTTCCAAGTGATCCCAACCGCCATTCACAGACGCGGTAAAATCATTACCATTAGAGCTTGTAAACAGCAAAGCTCCCACCTTGCCAGCCAAGTTACCATTCCCTTCCACAACACCAATAATCTTGTATTCTTCATCCATAAAAGACTTGTGCTTGAGTAATGTATTACTACGCTTGTTTTCATAAGGTGCATCTACTCTTAACATTTGACCTTCATAACCTTGAGCCACATATACTTCATACTGATCAATCACATCCTTCTCATTATTGACAATATATGTACCAACTCTCTTGCAACACTTAGGAAGTGACATACCGGTTATAGCCGCACATCGTTCACTAAACACACCACCATGCGACGGTAAGTCATATACGTGGTATTCAATAACTTCAGCACTATCTATTAGATCTTGAGCAGTTGGCTTTGTTTTTTTCACAAGGGATACAATCGCATTAAAGTCATTAGCATACTTGTCAGCATATAGCTCACCATCAAATATAAGATCTGGATCATTAGCAAACAAAGGTGCTAACGCATTAAAAATATGAGGAGCTGAATCAATAGGCTTACCAGTTCGTGTGTACATTCCATCTGATTTCACAATGCATCTAACACCATCCAATTTAGGCTGTGAATATAAAGGATAAGTTACTTTGTCTTTTCTGTCTTCCCACTTGTTAGCGAGCATTGGCTTGAACAATTCAGAGGTATCAATTGACTTAATGTCAGCAAAGTAACCACTAGCTACTTTCTTTTTTGCTTTGCATACATTCATTGCTTGCTCAGCAGCAGTTGTTTCATTTGATTTACCATGGTTTTTACCATTGCAATAGGTCCATTCAGAGGTTGTTTTTACACCATCAGTGTAGCCACTAGTAGAACGATAACCGTTATCTACTACCTCTAAAATGTATTCTTGTATTTTGTTAAGCGATTCTTGACGCTTGTATAATGTTGATAGTTTCATATGTATATATTTTTATGTTTATGTTGTTATGAATGATTATGCAAACCCAATAAAACCTGGTTCTAATGGGATACTCAGCTCATCAAAGATTCTATTGATTGAGTGATAAGACCCACCTTGTATTGTTTCTAACACTTCTTCTTGTACCCCTTGCAAGGAATATCCACCACCGAATGACCAACAAGTTACAGCTGTTTGAAAACGCTGCAACTCTGCAGTACGAACTGATACCCAATCCAAGTCATCTATAGTAAGATCATCACCATCTAGATACCCACTTAAAATTGGATTTATCATGTCAGCCCACATCCTCATAAGTTGTGATTTAGCTACTGTAATTACTTTGTCATTGTGATCGTACATTTGTTTAGACCATGGCTTAACTATCGTAATCCCGTATTCTATTTTTGCTACTTTTTTCATATTGTTATTATTTTAATGTTATTGTTATTGTTATAGTGGCTATTGTTATAGTGGCTATTGCTATAGGAGGGAGAAAGGGGACTAGACACTACACGCAGTGTATTCAAAGTGTTGAATCCGCTATAGCAAAAAAAATATGCTCGGAATATGAACCAGTGTAGTTTGGGTTGAGACACCCGTCCCCATTGGGTTTTCACGATATTATCGCACCCTATCCCCCCCTGTGTTTTCACCGTATTTACACGTGTTTTAAGGGGAGGGACCCCCTGTTGTATATCCGTTATTCGATATGGGATACCCCCCCCTATGTTAGCTATGATACTATGCATGCTTCAAGAACCTTTTATTTAACTGCTGAGCTATTGACATGGCTGACTTAGGATCCACTACTGTTGCATCACTACCATACATCTGTCTAAAGATAGCACCGCTACCATGTGGATGATTGAACCTATCTCTCATTTGTTCTACTGTAGTGTTAGCTCCTGTGGTTTCTATCCAGAAAGCTAGGACCTTCATGTTAAGCTCAGCTTTCATTTTACTGATTGTGTTTCTAGTATGCACCACTGCCTTCTGACCACCGTAACCTGCCATTGAAGGTTGTCCATCGGATATGTTAAGAAAGTAACTATCCATAGTGTCAGTTCCTCTTTTAAACATGCCTTTCTTTAATAGACCATCAAAGCAAAGACCTTCGGGAGTTGTGGAGTTTAACTCAAGTTGACGCATTACTGTAACCAAGTGATTGATTGGGTTCTTTATGCTATCATAAGCTAATACCACAGTTGCAATACAACCTTTAGGCCCATCGGTAGTGGTTCTTAAGCTCACTTGTATTGTGATTCCTTGCGTGTATTTAGCTGCCTTTGCTATAGCCATTGTGGTTTGTATTGTTGAAAGCCACTTCTCACCACCCATACTTCCACTTGCATCTAATGATATATGTATGTTTGCATTCTTGCACTTGTCTACTTGTACTTGCTTGAATACGCTTTCTATATCGTAACCTGCATGAGCTATTCTTTTGCCATCTATCTTACCAGTGTAAAGTCTGTTATCGACTCTTTCTCTTGATTCATTGTGTAGTTGAAGCTTTTTACCTAACAAGCTACCCATATTAAGTCCTAACTCTATTGCTTTGTCTTTATCGACTGCATGAGATGGGCTGAAATAGCTTAGGTTTCCTTCCAATGCAAGGTTATTTACTGCTGCAGTGTTTCTATAACCACCACCATCATTAGTTATTAGTTGTTGTAAGTTTGCAAGCTCGCTAATCTTGGTACCTACAGTGTAATCGTAGATGTAGCACTTGTGTATACCACACTGATCATCACCTACTATTTGTACATCCACACCTGATGCAGCTGCAAATTGCAATTGCTTTTGTAAGCCTTTCAAAGCGGACTTCTTAGAGATGCTACCATCTAGAAACTTTTTCTGCTTATCCAAGTGATCTAAAATCTTATTAACCTCTGTGTTTGTAAGGGTATCTTCAGCTTCATCATCGCTATCGCTCTCACCACCATCACCACCATCACCACTATTGCTCTCGCTCTCACTGATCGCTCTCGCTATCCTGTGCCTCTGGTGCATTAGTACTGCTGTCATCGCTATCGCTGTTATCCTGTGCTGGTGGTGCTTTCGGACTACTCTTTGGTTTTGCAGTGCTTTTAGCTGCTTCCATTTCCTCATATACAATGGTAAGTATTGCAGCTGCAACCTTAAGACTATCCTGTGTACTGTGCAATCTTGCAATGTTGGGTAGATTTATGATATCCATGATCTCGTCTAGTCGTGGCAAAGCCTTTGGATTAGCGTTGTTGCTTATGGAGTTAATAATGTGAAAGTCCCAATGGGTCTTGTTCCGTGGATCTTGAAGCTTCTTGGACTTGAAACCACCTTCAATAAACGCATTGTTCCAGTAGTAGTCATACAACTTGTGATAGTATGCTTTATATCCCGGAGAAGTACTAAACACGTAATGATCTATTCTTCTGTCTTCCACCCAGTTAAGGTAAGCAAACAAATGACCTCTCACTTCAGATGACCCAATACTAAAAGCATACGGACATTTCGCTATTACGTCATACATGCAATCCTTGAATTCATCAGACTTCACAAGCTGAAAGTCCGTCAATATAACGTGAGAAGCTTCGTGCAATGCAAGACCTACAGTAACGTCAAACGTAGCATCCTTGATATCCGTACTAATAGTGATTGCTTTACCATTAGTAAATGAATCTTGACCTTCAGACCAGTTAACTGGTATGTCTTGCTTTGTTACAATCTTTACGAAGTTTGTAATTGCACGTCTATAGCTGTTTAGCTTGATTAGCTTTCCAAGATCCCCAGTAGCTGGGGTCCCAATGGTGCTAGGACCAAATCTAGTGTCATTCATCCAAAAAGATGAGTAACTTTTCTTAATATCTAAACCCCTACTATTCAAGTAGTTAGACTTGAAGGTCTTGTGTTTGTGCAGCTTTGAGCTCGTGTTATTTTTAGTCATATTCTATTGTTTTATTATTATACCTAAAGGTCACCCTAATTCATCAGACTAGCAACAGTCGAGCGAAATCAATGCAGTGTGAGTCTCAAGTGGTTAGCTAAACTCCTCAGTATCAACGAGATTGTTTTACACCACCACCATAGTACAGCATATACTGAGCTAAACACCTCGTCTTCAGCTTGTTGTAAGCAATTAGATCCAACTACAGCTGCAGTTGTTCAGCTAATGATTGACCTATGTCCCAAGCCTCCGCTTCTTCAAGCATTGACTGAACCTTGTATGCTACGCGCCTTTTAAGCTTATACTGATCGTGATATTCACACGCTATTGCACAAGCTGGATATTTTCGTTTATAAGCGATTTTATCTACCATAATGAGATAATGTCCCAACTCATGCAATAACTCGTGAAATTGACGGGTTAAATTCGTTTTTTGAATGGTTATCTTGTACGAACGAATCTTGCGTTTAGTTCCACATATATACGTCCCCAGTACTGAAACATCGTAATGATCATAGTTTACCTCAATCCCTAGAGATTGTGCATGTCTTACGAGATCCCAGAATGGACTAGTCTTCTTTGTTGTCACGTGCGAGCTTCTTATACATCTTTTCTTCACTGAATGCGTTGTTTGATTTACGAATCATGTTACTGAACCATGCACCATACTTCGCATTGGTCCAAGCTTGAGTTACTGTTTTACCAAGGGGTATCATAAGCTCCGGTGATACCACAACTCTATTGTTTGCATCTACCACCTGGTATAGCAGCTGATTCCCACAAGTGGGTACAGCTACTGTGTGAGCCCCTGGAAAGCGCTTCAATACAAACTTCTTGATTTTCTGGAACTCCTTTTGTTTAGGGGATAATTCCACCTTTTTATTTTTCATCTTAGCTATTGCTGGCATAATGTGTGTTTTATGTGTTTATGTAAAATGTGTGAGACTGGCTACTAGTAAGTGGCTTCTTCTGGTTTAGCTTCAGTTAAAGAGTCACTAGTACCGTCGTTTACAAACTTTTGTACTACTTGCTTAACAAATGTACGTTCTGACTGCATTCCACCATCCTGAGAGTATAATGGATAAATACAAACTTCAGCGCATTCTTGAAGGGTAAAACCATCCACAAGCAAATCTGCCATTTCCAATACGGATCTTGTCGACAATGGAGTCTGTATCTTTGCACTGTCTGACCTCACTTCATTTCTAGTTTGCAATGCAATCTCTGCCAATGCGACAGCTGCTGTGGGATCTATCGTAGGATGTATTTGTTGAATCAATGCACATTCTTCAAAAGACGTAAGAAACGGTATCTCAGCAATAGTGAAACGATCTATCAATGCACGGTCCATCACACGAGTAGCAGTGTACTCACTACCAATGTTTGCAGTACCAATGAAGCTTACTCCTTCAGCTACCTTGATAGTAGGTGTGTTTGTAGCTTCATCCAAACGCAAGTATCTTTGACCTGGATCTAACACGGTCATAAGAATGTTGTGAGCCTCAGGATGCGCACGAGACACCTCATCCAATAGGATTACTGTGTTAGGTACTTGAATAGCCTTTACGAATGCACTTTCATTGAAGTATGTACCAACCTCCTTGGAAAAGTGGGTGTTACCGATAAGCGTACCACGTGGGTCTTGAGTAGCTCCCAAGTTCACATAAAACAACTCCCTATCTAGGGTCTTTGCAGCTGCTATCGCAGTCTGAGACTTACCACAACCAGTGGGACCTGTCAATAGGATGTTTCTACCCTTTAGTACTGCACGGCATATAAACTTCCATGTAAGGTCCTGGCAATAAAGAGAAGCAGGACGCTTCTCAACACACGTATTAAGTAGTGCCATTACGGTATTGTCAGCTGGTGTTGCAGGAGGTGCTACACTAGTGGGTTTCACGTGATTAATTTTACCTGGCTCAATTTGTCTCCATTTACCGGAGGAATTGTCTAGCCATTTCCCTGCTTGGAATGCGTTTCTTAAAGTCATGTACGTAATAGTACTGGTGATATCAGCACCTGAGATTGTGTCGTAAGCTCTGATAGATTGCACGTTTTTCTTAGAACCCTGGCCTAATGCCACTTTTGCTGTAATTTTCATAGTATGTGTTTTTTATTGTTATTAATATACCTAAAGGTCCCCCTAATTTCTCGTATGAGCAACGCTTGCTTGAATTTGGTCCCCTTGATACTCACCGAGTTAGCTAACTCCTTGTGACTCAAGGGAATTGTTTTTACTCCTTGTCAAAATCAATATCTCTCGGAAAGTCAAAGAGCCATGCGTTTAATGAAGAGCTAAGACTCGCACTAATTGCATTATTCACATTTTCAGCAATCTCATCCGTATTGAGATTTACATCTAAGCTGCGGTTGAAGCAAAGCTCAATCTCTACACAATTCTCCTCATCAAGCTCATGACATGCACCTTCCACGGCATTTGTAGCTTCCTGGGTCAAGTAATCAGTATATTCCTTTAAGATCCGCTCTACCTGTGCCTTTGTGTATGTGTTCTCACAAGGTGCATCATTAGTGGGTTGTACAGTAGTTGATACCTGCTCTGTATGCACCTGTGCTTGTATTGCAACTTCAATGGCCGTACATTCGTTGTGTTTACGTATGTTAGTATAATCAAATGATGCAAGATCATCTACATATGCGGTGATCATCTCCTCTGCTGTGTGATCTGCTATTTCCCTGTTGTTGTAGTAGTACGTGGCTTCCATAACCTCTCCACCCCAGCCAATACCGACTGATTCCTGCCAAATGTTAACTTGATAAGTGGCTGTTAAAATGGGGATTTCCTTGCATACTTGTAATCCCTCTACTGTGTAAAATGCTGCATTGTTAGTGACTTTCATGTTGTTGTTTGTTTTATGTGTGTTATTAATGTATTGTGCTCTCTCTGTGGGGTTGTTAAGGTCCAATGGCTGATTGTCTGCTTGTATAGGGGCTTTCCATGGATTAATCTTGTACCCAGCTGGCAAAGAGTTCCAGTACTCGCAGTTATGATCCAATTGGCCTTTTAAACCGTTGATATGAAACGATCCGAACCACTGTGGTATAGGTCCATTGATTTGCCATAATCCACGTTTAATCATCGTTATACACCCTAATTCTTTAAGAGCTGTCTGATACGTGCGGGTAGTGTAATAGTGATTGTTAGAGACTCTCTTCCAATGAGTTGGTTTTTCATACTGCCCAACGTTGGCATTAAGCTGGTATGATGTGTAAGTGCGATGTCCTTGAGTCCATTTGTAGTTAATCAGGTCTTTGTAACGTGCGAATAATGTGGTTTCTTTCATAGTGTGTTTATTTTATATTTGTTTTTTTATATGTGTTTAGGTATAGTGTACCAGTACTAGTGCGTTTTTTATATGTGCTTACATATAGCTTACGCTACACCCTGTAGTATTGCGGTTAACCAGAGGGATGCAAATAAGCTGATTAAGAAAAGGACCATGAATAGGATAGCTCCTGCCAAAGCCTTTATGAATGTGGGGTCTAACTGTCTTAAAGCTTGCACTAATAGTAGGACTTCTGCCTTTGCTGTGCTGTACATTTGTGTAATTTTTCTCATATCTCTTAATTAATTATACCTAAAGGTCCCCCTAATATCCCGGATGAGCAACAGCTAAGTGAAATTAAAGGCCTTGTGACACAGGGAGTTAGCTAACTAGTTGTGTATCACGGAGATTGTTTTCGATTACATCGACTCTCCTGAGTGCAGAGATCTAGTCGTTTTCGCAATTTACCAGGGGAAATAATAATTTAAGTTGATCAAACACACGAATATGGGAAGTTATTGCATGAAAATCAGTGAAAATCCTGATTATGGGGACTCTCTGGGGGGGTGTAAATAAGAAAACCCCCTGTAAGGGGGGCATTCTCAATAATAATAACAATAACACTTTTCGCTTTTGTTTACGCGTTTACTAGAGCTTTCGCTCCTTTGTTAGTGATTTTGTACTCACCAGGAGCTACGCGTTTCAATTGTTTTGTAGTTGGACTAGCCAATAACCTTGCTGTACGCATGATTGAGTTGTTGAAATACTCATTACTTGCTTCAGTAGTGGGCAATCTAAATCTTTTACGCAATACTGCAATAGTAATGGTTTCCTCCTTGCTTGCTGCGTTTAATATACGCTCAGCCCAGGTCTTTTTGTTTCTTTTGTTAGTCATTTTTATAACTTTTAAAGTGTGATTAATAATATGAATATACAACCAAAAATCTTATTTTGCAACTTTTTCTTTGTTTTTTTGTGTTTTACGCGTCTAAAGTGCGGAATTTGTTGTGTTTCTATGCAAAAATAATGAAAATCGGGGCCAAAATGTGCGAAATTCCCGGTTTTCCCAAAAATAAAAAAGTGTCTATCGATCCGCCCTGTGTCTGTTTTATAACCCCTAAGTAATTTCCGTGTTTTTTACTAGACACTTTTTCTAATGCTAATCCCACCATTTTTCAATATTATGTTCTAATAGAGTAAACAATAGCTTTTTAGCCCTGATATGGTTCGTATGTCCTATGTTGATTGCAATGATTTGCTTAGTGCTGTCTTCATCTCTATTGTTAATATCTAATGGACCTTCTCCGTTCATGACCCTTTTA